TTTTACGGACGGTAAGGGGAGGGGATATGAATGAGCAGGAAAGAGTCGAACATCGGCTGAACGACCATGCCGGCCGGATACGAGAACTTGAAGCCGGATTCGCTGCACAAACTGTAATAGTGCAGGAGTTATGCAAAAAGATGGATAGTTTAATAGCTTGGATAAAAGCCCTCTTAATTGCTTGGTGTACTGGTATGGAGGGCTTTTTCATATGGTATGTACAGAATCTGAGGTGAACTGGTGGGAACAGGAGGAATGAAAAATGAAAGTATGTATAGATCCAGGTCATGGGGGCTACGACCCTGGGGCGGTAGGACCTACCGGACTCCGGGAAAAAGATGTGACGCTTGCGATAGCGTTGAAAATCGGGAAGCTATTGCAGTCTGCGGTGGTAGAAGTTGCTTATACCAGAACCAGCGACGCCGTATCCTGGCCGGCCAATATAAATCAGGATCTGGCGGCAAGGACTCAAATAGCAAATCGTTCGGGAGCAGATATATTTATTTCCGTTCACTGCAATTCTTCTAAAAATGCTTCTGCCCATGGAATGGAGATATTCACCACTTCGGGGCAAGGATTAGCTGATCGACTGGCTGAGAATATTGTAAATGCTTGGACAGAACAGTTCCCTCTGATGACTATCCGAAAGGATTTAACCGATGGCGACAGCGATAAAGAAGCAAACTTTTATGTTCTGCGCAACACCGCAATGCCGGCAGTTCTTATAGAAACCGCTTTTATATCTAATGCAGCAGAAGAGGAACTGCTGAGTACCCCAGCTTTCCAGGCTGAAGCTGCTAAGGCAATAGCAGATGGAGTTTTAGATTACTTTGGAATCAAAAAGGAGGTAAAACCAGTGACAGATCAATGGAAATTAAATCTTTTGCAACAAGCGAAAGAGGAAGGGCTTATATCCGGAGATCATAATCCGGACGATACGGCTACCAAATGGTTCGTACTGGCGGTAGCGATATCGTTGCTAAAAGTAATTAGGGGAGGTAAATAGCATGAAAATCAACTGGGGGCGTAAACTTTCAAGCCGTAAATTCTGGGCTTTGGCCGCCGGCTTGGCCACATCTGTTCTGGTCTTGACGAAAGTGGATGAAAATACTGCTGCTCAGGTCATGGCCGTCATTGGGGCCTTTGGTTCCGTAGTGACCTATATGTTGGCCGAAGCATATGTGGATGGCCAGGCGACGGCAAGTAAGGATAAGGAAGCTGGATGAGAATGAAGCCGGGGCTAAGTGCTGCTTACCAAGCGGCAAATCATTTTTGCGAAAAACTATTGATAGTACCTTTTAAAAGGGTTCGGGACTCTTTGACCCATCATAAAACTAAGATATATTAGGGCTTTCAGGCCCTGGCATTTTTATAAAAATAAACTGTCTTTAATGATGTATGAGGAAAAGTATTTTCAACAATTTTGCTAAACCCGATAAAGAGCAGGTATAATTAATTGGGGATACAGCCCAATA